TAGGTTGACCATTGTGAAGCTGCTGGCACATCATTCCAAGTTCCAAGCAATACGCTGGACAAAATTGCATAAATTTGATCGCCATCCTCAGCCTGAGAAATATTGTCATCCCAAATTTCTTTTGTAAGTTTGGCTAAAGATCCCATAGCAATTAATGTGTATTCAACTACTGTGGCTGCTGCTCCAGTATTTCTGACCTGAACTGTTACATCCGTAAGATCGCCACCAAATAGGCTTACATAAGATCCTGAACTATCTTTGACCTGTAAATCTAAACTGTCATTAATATCAAAAGGTAAAGTTTGACCATTTAAGGCTACTAAAGTAACTTGGATATAAGATGGCAGCGATTGCTGATAAATGTCAGATCGACCTGCTTGATGCTGAACATCTGAAATAGCGATGTTAGTGTAATCAACCCCACCGACAGTTAGTTTCCAATCAGGAGTAAAGTCTGACATTAGCCGGCTTTTTGTCTAACAGCGTAATAATCAATCGCACCTGTTGATCTAGCTGCGCTTTCATTTATTACTTTTGCAGTAGCTCTAGCAGCACCCTCTGGATCAATTGCGCTGATTGAAATGTTATTTATAATAGTTGGATTCTTAGCAAGAGTTTCACCTTGCTTTTCTAGTACTTTAAATTGTGCTTGAAGCACATCAAATTGCTTTTGAGCAGCTGACTTAGATATTCCACCTGTGGCAACTTGGAATGTCAAATCTGCAAATTGATCTTGAACTCTCACTAATTTATCTGCTAGATCCTTTAAGCTTGTTGCACCTGCTGCGCCACCAATTGCTCCACCACCGCCACCACCAGCTCCACCACCGCCACCACCAGGTCCACCACCAAACCCACCAGCACCCCCACCAACTCCACCTATACCGCCAGAACTTAAACTACTTAATTGACTAAATCCACCACCGCCAAAACCTGTATCACCCTCATCCCCACCAGCTGCAAATTTAGATAATCCATAAGTAACTGCAACGGCTGATAACGCTGCTGCTGCTGCTCCTACTGAAACACCACCAGTCGCAAATGCAGTTGCAACACCTGCTCCGGCTGCTGCATTTCTTAAATTCTTCATAGCTGTTATTAATATTCCAATAGCAGTAACAAATGCTGCAATTTTATTAACAACAAATACTGTAGCTATAACTCCACCTAATATGACTAATTCATCTTTAATGCTTACCACAAATCCTATTGTTGATCTAAGTTGTTCACCAAATTTGAATGCGCCTTCCGTTGCTTTTGTAATGCCAGATACAACAGAATTATCACCAGTTAATCCAGAAACAAATGCTTGAATATTGGGAACAACAGTTTGCAATAAATAATCAGCAAACTTTACAAATATAGGCAATAACGCTTCACCTATCTTTTCTCTGCTTTCATCTAAAGCAATTGTTAATTGTCTAAACTTAAACTCAGCATTGGTTGCTTCATTCTCAATAAATCCTTTGTAAGTTCCCTTAAGAATTTGCATGATTTCTTCATGAGATTTATTCTTAAGGGTTGCAGCATCTATACCTAAGTTAAGCTTGCCTAATGCTGTATTTTGTCCATCAAAACTTTTACCAAGTGCATTTGTAACTTTTTCTAAAGGAATAGTATTGGCAACACTAATTTCTTGAGCAAGGCTTAAAAGTTCTTGGGCTTTAGTGACATCGTTTGTCGATCTGATTAGGCGAGATAAAGCAGGTCTTAAAATATCATCGGTCGTTGCAGTCGCAATCGATTGTTTAGTAATGTAGGTATCAATCGATTTAATCTGCTCATCAGTTGCGCGAGTGTTAGCCCTGATTGTTTGTTCTAATGCTTTTCTTGATTTCTCATCCTCAGCAGCAGCTTTGACAGCTGATATTGCAAATGCTCCAGCAGCAGCTCCAGCAGCAGCAAATGCTAACGCAGCCTTTTTACCAAAATCTGAAATAGTATCTTGAGAGTTTTTAACTGACTTTTCTGCATCGCTTAATCCTTTTTTAAGATTATCAATATCAGCAGCTAATGCGAGGGTTAAAGTTCTACTTGCCATCTGCCCACTCTTTTCTCGCAGTCAAAATGATTTCCTCAAACTCTTTAATTATAGTTGGTTGCAAATGTCTAATAGTTGGATAAATAAACCAACCTCTAGATCCTGGCCCTTTAGGCATTGGCCCTGACCATCTAGGAAATTGTGGGTATCTACCAGATCCAAATTCAATCGCTGCACCAATACCTTTACGATTACCTTTAGCATCGCTGCGACTATTAAATTGTGTTGTTGCTCCACCAGAAAACTTTTGACTTGCAAAACCAAATTGGATCTCACCAAGTAGAGATGATTTTTTTACTTTACCGCCTTCGGCAACTCTTTGTGCTTGCACGCCACGAGATGCTGCAATACGCCTAATCTCTTGCAATTCTCTGTCAGCCAATTCTTGCACTTTACGCTTGGTGTCAGCGATTGCTTCCTCGCTCATAGTTCTTAAAACTCTAGCGATCTTATTTAACTCGCGTTGATCGTAAGCAATTGATGGTGTGGTGCTAACTGCCATTTCTTTGCTCCAATATCTCTATCGCGGTGTATATGTCGTCTGCATCAACCCATTCACTCATTGGGATCTGTGTGGCTATTGCCAACTGAACCAATAATCGACTTAGGCTTCCTTCTCTGTGGCTTTTGGGTTTGCATCACCGACTTGCACATCGGTTACTGTTTCACACCAAGCTTCATAAGGTTTGACTGCTTTACCAGCAGCTTCTCTTTTATGTGCATGGTATGCCAAAAACATTAAATCAGAAATGCCCATCTTGTCTTGAGCCTGACCAATAATGTTCCCAGTTTTCTGTTCCCATTTTTGCCATTCTGGGGGCTGGGCAATATAAGTTGCTTGCTCCCCAGAAATATATTCAATTGTAATTGGTAACTTCATTTTTTGCTCCCGTTTCTATTTTTTAGCTAAATGATTCTGCTGGCACGCCAATTACTTGAAGTGCTAGAGAAACTGTTTGTGCATCTGGTGCAGTTCCACCAGCTGATGGCCATGATGGTAGCACTTGGAAAGTAAATGTTGCTCCAGTTGCAGTTGTCATTACTGTGTTAATTCCTGTGTTTGGTGCTGACTCAGTAACGCCCCATAGGATCTCGCATAGTGATCCAGTTGCGCCCCAATCAGCTAACATTTCAACATTGAATGTGAAATTGTTATCGATGACTTTGTAAGCCTTGCCATCTAATGTTTCGTAGGTTTGACGATTTACTTCGCCAACTAATGTTGCACTTGTAGCTTGAGCATCAAAAGTGTTACCACCGATAGTGAAGGTAACATCTCTGCCCGTGATTACTGTGGTAGACACTTGGACTCCTTAGTTTGTTTGTGTGTAATAGGTTGATACATTTATATCGGAGATCAATAAATTTGATGCTCCAACTTGTGTAACTGTTGGTCTTTCGACCGATCCGACAACATATCCATTAGGGATAACTGCCAGAATGCTCATGACTAACTGCTCGATGTTATCGAGTGATGCTGGATTACTATTGTAAGCAACCGCAGCTGTGATTGTTAAATTAACTCTGCAACGAAGTGTTGTTTTACCAATTGTTTCAATTTCAAGGTAAGGGCTTGATGGAACGCAAACAACAGCTGGTGGAATAACTGTTTCAGGGACAAATGAGTAAACATTTCCTGCAACACCGGCTAAAGCTGTGGCAAGTGGTTGTCTAACTGCTGAAAGAATTGTTGATGCTGGCATTTATTGAGCCATGCTTTCAACATCCATGTATGGGCCTAAGATTCCAACGCACCTATTGAACAAACTTCTCCCGATACGGAATGGCGTACTAGTGAAATCGACACCCTCTATTTGTCCGCCGGCTGCGACTCTTGATTGAAAGACTTCAACGGAAACAACGAAAACTGCTGATCGAACAGATTCGTTTCCAACATAAGTTGATGCTCCAGATAAAGTCGCGACTCCAGATGGAATAACATTTGCTTCGACGACATCGGCATTTGTGATTGCAGCCGAGAAGGTATATGCGCCAAGATTGTCGTCAAGTATTGTTCTTGTTCCATTGTATGGAGTTCCGCATCCTGTAATGACAACTGATTGTCCTTCGGTAAATTCATGAATTCCTAGTGTAGTAAAAGTGGCGACATTGTCAGTCAGCGACACTTTTTGAATTGGGCTTTTAAATGTAACTAACATTGGCAAAATTGTATTTTC